TCTGGAACTGAAGTATGTGGAGCAACAGATAATGATGGTACGTAGTATGTACCTGCTTCAATACCTAATGCTATACCTGTGTCTAATGTTCCATCTGTAAAGATAATGTCTTGGTCATTTGAGCCATCGTAGTAAACTTGAAGTAAACCACCAACTGCTCTTGCTGATAAACCTGAAACACCTGCTCCTGAAATATCTGACGCCACATCTGCTACTGTTGTACCCGTTGTTGTAATTGTAGTTGCGCCGCCGTTTATAGTGATTTGGAAATTTGTGTTGTTACCAATTACACCTGTGTAACCAGTTGTTGCTGTGTTACCTGATGCTGTTGGGTTTGAAGCAACCCAAGCCGCTGTTCCAACGCCTTTCCAAGTACCATCGTATTTTTTAAACCACATTGTGTTAGCATCTGTTGTAGCCGAGATTGCATAATCTCCTGCTTGTCCAAATGAAGTCTTAGGACGATCTGTACCAGATACTAATAGTGTTGAATCTGTAATTACGTGTGGAACTTTGTTGCTAAAAGTTTGTCCACTAGTTGTTGATGCTGAAGCACCATTCCATTCAAATATTCCAAATTTTGAAGTTGCTGTGTCAAACCAGTAAGTTCCTGATTCTGGATTTGCCGCTGGTGCTGTTGCTGATGCTTCTAATTGACCCATGTCAACATCTGCTCTTACAACGTATGCTCTGTTGGCAACACCCAAGTATGAATAAGCCGCTTGTAATCCGTATTCATTTGTTTCACCACCATTGATAGGATTATTATTTGCGTCAGTTTTAAATACTGGATCACCGAATGTTTCTGCTAATTCTCTTTGTGAAGTCATCAAGTACGCTTTGCCGGCATTTGCCGCTTTTGTACCTTCTGCTGTTCCTGTTCCGGAACTGTTTGTTTTATCTTGTGCCGAAGCAACAAATATCATTGGGACTGTGCCCGGTTCTGCTGGTGTGTAGAAACTTTCGTCTATTACACTAACCTGTACTCCTGGTGAAACTAATGCCATTTTTTTTATCTCCTATTAAAGTGTAAAACTTTATTGCTAGTATTTATGACGAATACCCAAATCGTGCTGTATTACTATACCAAGAAAAGGGGTAGGAAAGGGCAGGTAAATACTGTCGTATGAGACCATTATGTACAAAATGTAAAGAAAGACCTTCTGCTGTGAACTATAAAAAGGCAGGCAAAACATATTATAGAAAGCAATGTGAGATGTGCTTAAAGTATGGTGGACCAAGTGGTCATCAACCCAAATGGTATATAGCAGGATATAGAATTAAACAAAAATGTGACAAGTGTGGACATTCAAGCAAGTTCAAACAGCATTTTAATGTGTTTCATGTGGATGGTAATCTACACAACTGTAGGTTCAATAATTTAAAAACTGTGTGTGCTAATTGTCAAAGATCTTTGCACCTTGAAGGAATCCGTTGGCAACAAGGCGATCTTGTACCTGATTTTTAAGTTGAGCAATAGTGCCATTATTGGTTAATTCTGAAGTGAAATCAGTATTTGCCCACGCCCACTCTGAAGGATGTACATCTTTAGGTTTTTGTCCTATATCTTGATACATTCTAAACCACACAGGAATTTGACCTCTTTTTACCCACCAAACTTCACCTTCTATTTCTTTTATCATGTTTGCTTCATTTTCAAAACGCACATCTGGTATTACCCAGTTGATGTCAGGATTGTCTAAAATTTTCTTTTTTGCTAAACTTACCCATACACCATCATAAAATCCATCACGCATACATTCTGTGCCAAACACTTGAAGCACATATCTTGGTGTGATATCTCTGCCCATTTCTTTGCTCCAGAATTCGTCTGACTTTTCTCTCCACGCTCTACTTTCATCTGTTTTTCCATCCAGCAATAATCGATCCCAATTAAACATTTCAGCCACACTATCTTTTAATTTGTCAGCAAAAGATAATTTTTGAAAGTTGTGTTCTTTAACTAAAAAGTCAGCGATAGTATCTTTGCCCGAACCTATGAGTCCACATATTCCTATAATCATAATTGTAATTGTTTAGTTCCTGATCCTAATTTACCTCTGGCAAAACAGTTGAATGCTAAACTCCATCTTTCTTTATCTATTTCTTGTGGTGGTACTGTGTGTTCTAACCAAGATGGAAAAAGATACAAATCTCCTGTTTTAGGTTTAAATCCATAATAATCTAGATTGTATTGATTGTTGTTTTTATTTTTAAAAGTTGGTTTGATTGTTTCGTGAAATAAATTTGTAAAAAAGTAAGGTTTGTTAAAAATTATAGGTGATGATGTTTCGTCACTTTCAATATAATACACACCACTTATCATTGAATTTGGATGCGAATGCTGATGATTTAAATCTGCTTTGCCGTATTTGTTAACCCAACTTGTTGTTAATTCAAATTTTTGTTCTATATCTAATACATCTTGTGTAAAGTTATCCACGGCATTTGTAATCTGTTGACGTAATTTTTTAAGTTGTGGCTGATCCAACACTTTCATTCCTTTATTAATTGGCTCTTCATTTTCGTCTTCGTACAAACCAACACTTTGTGGAGGAAAATTTAAATTTTTTATCCAAGATGCTTCTATAGGATCCAAAGACGGAATGTTTGTCTGATAAAGAGGAACCGAAAACATCGGAATAATTTGGTGTTTCATATAGTTTATATTACTATATGTTTATTGAATTGTCAACTATGAATTAACCAATTGCGAAAGAATAACCTTGTCCACCACCAGTTTGTGTTTTGACTTCTACCTCAAGTCTTTCCATTTCTGCCTGTGCTTCTTGTTTTAGAGCATCACCATTTAATGATGTACCTCCCTGTGGACCTGCTATTGTATTGAATTTGCTTCTTGCTTCACCTAACATATACTTACATTTTGCCAAAGTGTAATCTCTTAACCATTTTTGTGCCAAATAATCTTTAAGCAATTCTGAATCTGGTCTGTAATTGTAACATTCTAATAATACTTCTTCACCCTGTCTAGGTCTTTGAAGTATTGTTAATTTTTTAGTGGTTGTGTTCCATTTGAATTCAATAAATGAACCAAACATTCTTCCTACTAATTCTTGATATTGAGCAAACATATTGTAAGTTGCTACGCCACCCATGTTAGAACTTGCTAATAGGTAAGTGTTTGTGTATGCTAAATTGAATGGTTCGAACAATGTACCACCATCTCCACCACCGGATCTTGATCCAATGGATCTTCTATAAATTTGTCTGACTTCTATCACTTCATTAGGAAGGATATAGTCGTTTTGGTCTTTAACAAGTGGTAAAAACATATAACTTTCTTCAACAGAATTGTCTGATCTCTGTCTAAATCTGTCTAATGCATCTTTCAGTGCTGTTTCGTAGTGTACTGGGTCTAATTCTACATCAACCATACCACCGCCTAGGCTGGTGTGTACATAGTCAAATACTTCTTGTTTTTGTGTGGTCAAATCGCTCATACAGTTTTCCTTATACATATTTATCGTCCGATAAATATATGTATATGCCTAGATTAAGTCTTTATAAACCAGAAAAAGGGAACGATTACACATTCTTAGACAAAACAGTGGTTGAAATGTTCACTGTGGGCGGAACCGATGTATTTGTACACAAATACCTAGGACCTAAGAATACTGATGAAGCAGATGCTACTCCTACACAGCCTCGCTATGATGCTGTTAAAGAAACCAACATTCAAGATATGTTGTTCCTTGAAAATAGGGACAGAAAATACAGTCCTGATGTGTACAGCATAAGAGGAATATACAACGTTCAAGATATTGACTTTGATATGAGTCAATTTGGATTGTTCTTACAAAATGACACTTTGTTCATGACGATACCTATCACTTCAAGTGTGAAAACTTTGGGTAGAAAAGTGATGCCGGGTGATGTATTTGAATTACCTCATTTGAAAGATGAATATGCACTGAATGATTTTAATGTAGCACTGAAAAGATTTTATGTGGTGGAAGATGTAAACAGAGCGGCAGAAGGTTTTTCACAAACTTGGTATCCACACTTATACAGAGTTAAGTTAAAACAAATTTACGACTCACAAGAATTCAAAGAAATATTAAACAAAGATGCTGGAGCAGGTGATGGTAAAACATTAAGAGATGTGCTTTCCACATATGAAACAGAAATGCAGATCAACAATGCTGTGGTTCAACAAGCAGAAGCAGATTCACCTAAATCAGGATATGACATAGCACATTTTTATACACTACAAGTTGATGACCAAGGAAAACCAGAACTTGTTACAACGGATACAACTCAATTAGACACAACTACACAAAAAACATTAGCAGATAGAGTAACTCAAACACCTACTAAAGAAGGTTATGATGGATATATTCTTGGTGATGGAATAGCACCTAATGGTGAACAGTTTGGATTTGGTATCAGTTTCCCGACTGCTTCAGACAAAGGTGAATATTTTTTACGTACTGACTTTTTGCCAAATAGATTGTTTAGATACGATGGTGGACGTTGGGTAAAAATGGAAGATAACATACGTATGACACTAACTAACACTGATACAAGAAGTACACAAAAAGGTACATTTATTAATAACACTAAAACATCATCGATTGCTGGTGAATCAGTTACTGAAAGACAAAGTTTATCAAAAGCACTCAGACCAAAGGCGGATAATTAATGCAGTTTTTTTACGACGGACAGATTAGAAGATATATTACTCAAATAATTAGACTGATGAGTAATTTTTCATACAAAGATGGAGACGGTTCATTAAGAACAATTCCTGTTATGTATGGAGATATTTCAAGACAAGTATCACACATTATAAGAGATAATTCAGAAAATAAATTACCATCTGTGCCTAGAATGGGTGTGTATGTTACTGGTGTAGAAATGGATAGATCTCGTTTATCAGATTCAAGTTTTATTAGTAAAATTCATGTAAGAGAAAGAGCATACGACAGTACTGGTAAAGAATATCTAAATGAACAAGGTAAAAATGTCACTGTGGAAAGATTAATGCCAACACCATACACATTAACATTGAATGCTGATATTTGGTCATCAAACACAGAACAAAAATTACAAATAATGGA